GAAGTTATTTATATTGGAATCGATTCGAGAAAATAAAAAACTAGACGAATTAATTTAAACAACTAAAACGATGGAAAAGATTTACGGCGGAAACGCAAAAATGATTACAACTCAATTTGGCGACATTTGGAAAGTTAGCCAAAACAGAAGCGACCTTGAAAAGTTGCTCAAGTATATGAATGACAACGATACCGAATGGGTAAACCTTGACATAAAGGAAAAGCCTAACAAGGTGGAAGGAAAGTCAACGCATTATTTGGAACTTTACCAGCCAAAGGCAAAGAATGATTTTAGACCAGCAAAGGAAAAAAACGACTGGGTCCCGGTAGTTGCAGAAAAGAAAATAATCGATAAATATGAGAACGATGCGCTCCCATTTTAGTCTAAAAAAAGCCGATTTATTTAGTGCGGTTAATACCGTGCTAAGTATTTTCGTTCTAATTCATTTTAAGATGCCAATGGGCTTTCTTTTTATGATTTTGGTGTTAATCTACACCTTGGTAATGGACGTCGTTTATAAGGCTTGTAAATGATTCAATTCAAGCTAAACGAAAAGCCATTGAGCGTAAACCTAGCTTGGCAAGGCAAACGTTTTAAAACTCCTATTTACAAAGCTTACGAAAAGGAGTTGTTGTTGAGGATGCCAGATAAAAAAATAAATGCCGAGCAAATGTTACGAGTTGAGTTTTTCTTTGGCTTTAGCAACAAGGCAAGCGACCTAGATAACCCGGTCAAATTGCTCATGGATATTGCACAAAAAAAATACGGATTTAACGATAAAAACGTTTATGAGTTGAACGTTCGCAAATGCATCGTAAAGAAAGGCGAGGAATTTATTCAGATGGGTATTTACCCGCTTTTACCTTTTTAACAAAATCGCTGCTTTTCCTTTGGAATTAATTTAAAGGTTATATTTGTGGAAACGATAAGAAAATGAGTTTACAAGAAGGACGACTAATTAGAGACACAAGAAAAAAGCTAGGCATAAACCAAGTAGATTTGGCGCAACAAATTGGATTGAGCCACCAGCCAATTAACCAAGTCGAAAATGGCTTTGAATCAATAAGCCTCTCTAACTTGAGAAAGATTTGCGACGTAATTGGATTAGAGGTTGTTATTCGAGAGAAAAATGCCTAAAGGATTACCGAAAGCAAAAACAGATTATTCCCTAGAAATTAGATACCGGTTAAGAGACGGCAATTGGTCGCCTTGGAGTAACAAAGGCAAGGGAACGTTTGAGAGTATAGAGTTAGTGCAGAAACAGATTAGACTATTAGCAAGCGCATACCAAGGCAGAGAGAAGGAGGTAAGGTTTGAACGTAATGGTAAGCTTTGCGACTTTTCTGGAAGCGTGACAGGACAAGTAATTTTATTAATATAGTTTTTTGGGTTTATGTTTGATTGAAAGCCTTGTCCAAGTGGGCAAGGTTTTTTTATAAAAAAATTAAAGCGATATGAAAATACAAAAAGTAAAACTTAGCGAAATCAAGAACAATCCTAATAACCCAAGGATTTTAAAGGACGACAAATTTGCCAAGCTGGTAAAGTCAATTAAAGAGTTTCCTAAAATGCTGGAGATTCGTCCTATTGTAGTCAATAGCGACATGATTGTTTTAGGAGGTAATATGCGACTAAAGGCTTGTAAAGAAGCGGGATTAAAAGAGGTGCCGGTTGTACTAGCTGACGACCTTACCGAGGACGAGCAGAAGCAGTTTATTATCAAGGATAATGTTGGCTTTGGAGAATGGGACTGGGAGATGCTTGCCAATGAATGGGAAGCTGATTTGCTAGAGGAGTGGGGGTTGGACGTGCCAGACTTTAGCATTACGGAGGAGCCAACTGCGGAGGAGGATGATTATGAGATGCCTGATGAAGTTCAGACTGACATAGTTCTAGGTGACCTATTTCAAATAGGGGAACATCGTTTGCTTTGTGGAGATAGTACGGATTCCGATGCAGTTAAAAAGCTTATGGATGGGGAGAAGGCTGACATGGTTTTTACCGACCCTCCTTATGGGGTAAACATGAATAGAAGCGGGAAGATTTTAAACGATGATTTAACAAATGAAAATTTATTTGATTTACTAAACTCATCTTTTGTAAATAGTATTTTATTCTCAAAAAATGCACATTCTTATTGGTGGATTGGTTTTAAAAGGTATTCACTTATGGAAAAATGCTTCTTAGAAAATGACGTAAAAATTGATAATTGTATTGTTTGGAATAAACCAAGTATAGGTTTGGGGAAAACAGGATACAGATACAAGCATGAATTGTGTATTTTTAATGGTGAAATTAAAGATAAATCTTTAAGTGATGTTTGGGATTTTGGAAGAGATTCTCAAGGATTGCATCCAACAATGAAACCAATAGATTTAATTGAATACGCTTTAAAAAATTCAAGTAAAATTGGAAATAGAGTATTAGATTTATTTCTAGGTTCAGGGTCCACAATGGTCGCAGCACATCAACTCAAAAGGAAGTGCTACGGGATGGAACTTGACCCAAAGTATTGCCAAGTCATTGTGGACAGGATGAAAAAATTGGATGCCTCTTTAGTCATTAAAAAAAACGGAGTAACTTTGTAATATGGCAAGACCAAAAGCAAATATCGATTGGACAGAAGCTGGAAGGCTACTGCAAGCTGGATGCGACGGCGTGCAAATTGCGGCTTATTTTGGATGCGACCCGGAGACGTTGTACAACCGCTGCAAGGAGGATTTATCAATGGGTTTTACCGACTTTTTACGCCAAAATAGAAGCAAGGGAGATGCGTTGTTATTGGCCAAGCAATATGAGTCAGCTTTAAAGGATAAGGACAGAGGGATGCTTATTTGGCTTGGTAAGCAAAGGCTAGGCCAAAGGGATAAGCAAGACGTTGACCATACAACCAAGGGCGATAAGGTAACTCCGCCGATTACTTGGGTATCTACTGAATAATGGATTCAATCAATTTACTTGATAAATATCAACCTCTTTTTTACAATGAGCCACAAAGTCGTTATTTTTTAATAACCGGAGGCCGTGGGTCTGGTAAGTCTTGGACCTTATCGCTATTTCTTTTAAACCTTACTTACGAGGAGGGTCATGTAATCCTCTTTACCCGCTGGACTTTAACGAGTGCGTTTATTTCGATTATTCCCGAATTTATCGACAAAATAGAGTTGATGAACAAAGAGGGAGACTTTGAGATTACGCAAAGCGAAATAATTAATAAGGTTACCGGGTCTAAGATTTTATTCCGTGGAATCAAGACCAGCCAAGGAACTGCAACGGCTAACCTAAAATCAATTGCTGGAGTTACTACATGGATGCTAGACGAGGCGGAGGAATTAGTTGACGAGGATATTTTTGACCGCATCGACCTATCCGTTAGAGCAGTAGACAAACCAAACCGCGTTTTATTAGTAATGAACCCGGCAACAAAACAGCATTGGGTTTATAAGAGATTTTTTGAGGATTACGGGGTAAATTCTGGATTTACGGGAATAAAAAACGATTGTACCTACATACATACATCTTATTTAGACAACATAAAAAACCTTAATCCAACCGTTATAAATCGTTTTGAATCAATGCGAGAGCGTAACCCAACCAAATACAACCATATTGTTATGGGTAATTGGATGGATAAAGCCGAGGGGGTAATATTTGAAAATTGGAAAATTGGCAATTTTGATACCGCTTTACCTTTTGGCTTTGGCATGGACTTTGGTTTTTCCATTGACCCAACGACATTGATAAAAGTTGCAGTTGATGAGGACAAAGGATTAATTTATTGTGAGGAATGTTTTGCCGAAGTTGGGTTAACAACAACCGACATTGCCAAGCGTATTGGAAAGCATTGCCAGCCTAACGAAATGATTGTGGCGGATAGCGCTGAGCCTAGACTAATTAACGAGGTTTACAACATGGGTTTTAATATTATTCCATGCACTAAAGGGCCAGATTCGGTGCGTTATGGCATAAAAAAAATGCAAGATTACCAAATTGTCGTAACCGCTGAAAGCAAGACAATTATAAAAGAATTGAATAATTACATTTGGAACGACAAACGAAGTGATACGCCGCGGGACGATTTTAACCATACAATTGATGCGATACGCTACGCTTTTGACAAACTATCAATTACTAAGTTTTGGCATGTTTAGGTTATCCAATGATTTTTTTATATTAATATCCTATTTTTACAAAAAAAGACGCACGGAATGAATTACATTGACCGCCTCAAATCCCTAGTTGGAATCAGCAAAAAAGACGCGACATATTTAAACGCCGTTTTCCCTTATTTGGGTAACAACGTTATTTGGACCGCACCAACAACGCAAAATTTTATTGAAAAAGGACTTTATTTAAACTCAGACCTTTACTCAATAATTAACCTAATCATTAACAAACTTTCGGCTGCACCTATCGTAACCTACGAAGTAAAGGACCAAAAAGCGCTAAATTATTACAAATCAATGAGCGCCTCGATGCCTAATTCTGGCTCGAAATGGTCAGCGGAAGAGCTAAAAACAAAAGCGCTAGAGGAAGTAAGCATTCCAGAATTAGACCGACTACTAAAAAAGCCTAACGAATTTCAAACGTGGGATAACTGGATTAAAGAGGTAGCGGCATTCCGTTTAATTACCGGTAACGCTTATATGTACGGCTCACGTCGTGGAGGTCAAGAAAATGCGCCTATTATTGGCCTATATTCTTTGCCATCGCAATACATGGAAATAATTTCCGGAGGTCTTAACCAGCCGATAAAAGAGTACCGACTAACGTACAACGGTTACGAGCGCATAGATGCGGCAAACGTTGGACACCTAAAAAATATTAACCTTAGTTACACGGCTGGAACGGCTAACCACCTTTACGGCGCCTCACCTTTGCGGTCCGCAGTTCGTGACCTTACAACCTCTAACGATGGCAAACAGGCGCTTTTAAGTATGCTTCAAAACATGGGAGCGCGTGGTATACTAACGGGCGACGGTAGCGTTAACATTACAAGAGAGCAAGCTCAAGGATTAAAGGAGGATTACGCCCACAACTACCAAGGCACAAGCAAAGCGGGCGACGTAATTATTACGCCAGCTAAATTGTCATGGGTGCAGATGGGAATGAATGCCGTTGATATGTCAATTATTGACACTCAAAAAGTAATTTTAAGGTCCTTGTGCCGAGTTTATGGCGTTGATGCTAAGTTACTAGGCGATACAGAGGCAAGCACGTTTAACAACGTAGAAACGGCTTATAAGGCGCTTATAAATAACGTAGTTAGACCGCTGCACGTTGAAATTAGAGACGTGCTAAACAATTGGTTATTGTCTAGCTACGGTAATAAAAATCTTTTCTTGGATTTCGATTACATGGCCTACCCGGAGATGCAGGACGACATGGACAAATTGGTTACCCAGTTGTCTGCGGCTTGGTGGTTAACTCCTAACGAAAAACGTGCCGCAATGAATTACGGCGAGTTTCAAAACGAGTTGATGGATAAGCCATTTATACCGCAAGGTTTAATGACCTTGGACGAATACGGAGCAGCGCCAATAGATAACATTGATAACGTTGGGGATTATGCCGAGACCAACGCGTAAAGATTTAGCACTTGCCCGGCAGTTAGATGCGTTGCAAAGAAGGTACGAAAAGCGTTACGAAAAGCAAATTTTTAGCGCTTTAAAAAAGCAATTAGCGCCTTACCTAGCAGCGATTAAACAAGCGGACGCAAATATTAACCGCTTTGATTTAATTTCTCCAGCACCATTAGCAGAAACAATGGAAAACCTTTACGTTGTTTCTGGTGTAGCGTATGCAGATGCAATGTATACGGCTATACAACCACCAAACAAAGCAACACGCGAACAACTGCGGGCGAAGTGGAGGGATTATATGAAGCGTTTTGCAGTTACCAACCTATCCGGGTTATTACTTGACATAAACAGAACGTCTATTAATATAATTGAGCGACTTGTTGCCTCTGGTCTACGCGAAGGCAAAGGTATACCAGACATAGCGCGAGCAATTGAGCAAAGCGTTGCAACTATCTTTAACAATAGAGCCAAATTAATTGCAAGAACAGAAATGGTAAAGGCAACCAACACGGCTGCAATGCAATCCTCTGCAACGTCGGATTTTATGTACGAAAAGAAATGGATACCAGCGACAGACGACAGAACGCGAGAGGACCATTTGGCTATGCTAGATTCTGACTGGATACCCTTTAACGATTTGTTTATTGTTGGCGGTTTTGAGATGGACCGACCGGGAGACCCTAGCGCACCAGCGTCGCAAGTTTGCAACTGCCGGTGTAAGGTTGTGTTTAGAATAATGCGAGACGTTGACGGCTTACCAATGCGAAAATAAATTTATTGGTTTGCATTTTTTTTTAACCCTTTTATTTTTACAAAAAAAGCGCAATGATTTACAAGAATATAAGCCAAGGAATAATTGAAGACGTAGACGACGTTAAAGGCGTTGTAACGGGTTATTTTTCCGCGTTTAATAACATAGACTCAGACGGAGACGTTATCGTTTCCGGGGCATATAAAAAGACCGTAGCGGAAAACGGACCTAACGGTAAAAATAGAATTATGCACCTACTCCAGCATAACCCTTTAATGCCATTGGCTAAACCAATGGAGTTAATTGAGGATGGAAAAGGTTTACGTTTTGTTTCTAAGATTACCGAAACAAGCTACGGCAAAGACGTAATAAAGCTTTATGCCGAGGGCGTATTTAACGAGCATAGCGTTGGATTTGAAATTGTAAAAAGCGACAATAAGGCTGGTTACCGTGAGATTCGCGAAATTAAACTTTGGGAGGGTTCAACAGTTACTTGGGGAGCCAATCCAAACACGCCAATCGAATCAATGAAAAGCTGGGACAAGCCAAAGAGCGAGGAAATGATTGCAAAAATGTGCAACCTTATTCGTAAAGGCGATTTAACAGACGAAAGTTTGATAACTTTGGAAATCTGTTTAAAACAATTAGAAACACATTTAATTGAATTGGAAACAAAATCAGTTTTGGCCGTGGAATCCGACGCAAGTCAATTCGTAAGCGACGAAGACCCGAGCATTTCAATGGCAATTGAATTTGAATATTTACCAAAACTTAAAAAATTTATTTAAAACAAAATGGAAGCTATCAAAAATCAATTAGATTCAGTATTGGCTAAATTGGAAGGCAACGAGGCGTTGATTTCTGACGTAAAGTCAATGAAAGAAGCTGGCGAGGAATTCAGAAAGAATCTTTCTGCTGAGACCGCCAAGCTAAACGAAAAGGCAAGCGCTTTGCAAGCACAACTTGACGTTGTAGACGCAAGAACTCAAGCCGGTTTCGAAGGTGCTAAGAAAGGTCAAAATTTCTCTAGCGAATTAGAAAGAGCATTTCAAACAGATGCTTTCGGAAACTACAAAAACGGAAACGCTAACAAAGTTAAGTTGGACCTTGAATTGAAAGGCGCTGACATGACCGTTGCAAACGCTTACTCTGGTGAAGTTATCCCAGCGGAACGTGTTCCGGATTTGAAGTTTGACCCTAACAGACGTATTCACGTTCGTTCCCTTATCCCAGTTGGACAGACCTCTAGCAACCTAGTTCGTTTCGTTCGCGAATCAGCTTACGACAACGCTGCTGCTCCAACCGCTCAAGGTTCTGCTAAGCCTCAGTCTGATTTCGATTTGACCGCAGTAGATAGAAATATCCGTACAATCCCAACTTTCATGAGATTGACAAAAGAAATGTTGGATGATACTCCGGGCCTTATCGCTTACTTGTCTAGCCGTGCGCCTAGCAAATTGTTGAACGTTGAAGATACTCAAATTCTTTACGGTTCTGGTTCTGGTCAAAATTTGCATGGTGTTGCAACTGACGGTTCTGCTTGGACAACTGTATCTTTCGGCGCTCTTATCAACAGATTCGACGTTCTTGCTGCTGCCGTAGTTCAAACTACTAAGGACGAATACGCACCTAACGCAATCCTAATTAACCCTAGCGACTACCTTGCTTTGGTTTCTGTTAAGGAGACTGCTGGAGCGTATATCCTACCTAGCTACGTTTCAATGACAGGTGGACAAATGTTTATCATGGGCGTTCCTGTTTACTCAATCAACGCGGTTACTGCTGGCGATTTCTTCGTTGGTGACTGGGCGCTTGGTTCTCAGTTGTTCGTTCGTCAAGGTGTAACGCTTGAGTTCTTTGAGCAAGATGCTGACAACGTAACGAAAAACTTTGTAACTGTACGAGTGGAGGAGAGAATTGCTTTCGCGGTTTACAACTCTAAGGCGTTGGTTTACGGAAGCTTTGCCGCTGCTCTTGCTAACGGTTCTGG